TGTCTCACTTCCAAAATCTTGAAATGGACATCTATCGTTAATGCATATATATTTCTCTTCTATCATCGTCTCTTCCCTCCGCCTCGGCGCGCTAACTGGCCGCCCGCAGGCAATAAAAAAGGCCACCCTTGCCCCTGTTGGGGTAGGTATGGCCTGTGCTGTGCCAGATTTCTCCGGCGTTGCGGTGGCTTACGGTTCGGGGACTATTGCAACCCCGACCGTCCTCGCGGCCTTCCAAGTAGCCGCGAAATCTTTCCGGAGGCGATCCTCCAATCTCCTCCGGATTTTTTGCATGTCAAAATGGCCTGTGTTTGCGGGCATTTCATTGTCCCGTAATAATTTTTCCCGGTCGACCTCGTCAAAGGTCACCCTGGTGATCTCGCCGCAGATTTCCTCTGCCAGAAAAAAAGTCCCCGTTGAATTCTTAATTAATATCATCTTCCCCTCCCATCCATTGCACCTGTGCGGTGGTCTGGAGGTCTCAGGATTTTAAGTTTTCCGGCTCTCTCGCTCCGGTTGTGCGGCCTGATTCCGCTCGCCCCTGATTTCCGCCCCAGGGGAGGCTGTCTATTTTCCGCCCCGGCGCGCTAACTGGCCACCCGCAGGCTGATTGATTATTTAATTACTATTATATAATGCACATGCTATGCCAATGCGTTATAACCATATATATTATTTTAATTGTGTAATAAAATCAGCAACTTAGATGTTAAAATAAATATTGTGGCTTGTGAAAATACCATGCCAGGATTATAGATAGGTGGCAAAATGAGACAAAAGGGGCAAAAAGTGGACAAAGGAGGCTCAAAAATGGGACAAAAAGCCGGGAAATGGCATGGTAAAAAGTGGGAATGCTTATAAATCAACTACTTAGCTGTATGTAGTAAATAGCAGGCTGTTGATAGCGCTGATAAATGACTTGTGTTAATACATTGCTATGTCCATATAATCACAAGCGGGCACCGGCAATCTCTCAACCTGGGCAATCCTCGCAAGCCGATTTTTCGGGGAGCCCGAAACCGTGAAGATTTGTCACAAGTTGACAAAGCCGCAATAAGGTATATAATGTAGCATTATTGTTAAGGATTTGCCAATCCCGCAACAAGTTGCAACAAGAATGCAACAAGGCGCAACAAACTGTAACAAGTGCAACAAGCCGGGCCGGTGGGGAAAATAAATAAAAAAAGCTTGGCAAATATTTTTAAAAGTGGTAAAACAGAAATCATGCAAGAAACAGTCGAACAATTTCTCGCCCGTGGCGGGAAAATAAAAGTTATAAAAACCAACATGGACTGGGTCAAAAACATCCAACCAAGAACCCGTTTTCATTATGGAAATCCCTCTAAAAAAATCAGCGCTGCCGCTGTGGAACCCGGCGGAAGGATCGAACCATGCAGACCCCATAAGTCATGGCCTAACTACAAGAAAAAACGCGGCAAATAAGCACCAGCAGGCACCGGTTATGTCCGGGGTACGCTTGCCGCACAGAAACAAAAGGGCGCTGACATAATTTTAGAGGACATACATAGGGGTAGTATACAAGCAAACTCAATAAATCCTGGGTACCAATACTATTCTCTTCCAAACAGCAACAAACACAATAAAAACACATACTTAAAAATACCTTAAATGGTTGCCGATAGCGAAGCGGCAAGGCAACGATAATGATAGTACAGCTAATACAGAGCTTGTAAATTAATCCTATTTATTAAAAACACTCTTTTTCCGGGCATATGTATTCACCTTCTTTGTTTTTGTTACCTTGAAATTAACAAAGTTTACGGTAGTTAAAGTTGAAGTGTTCCACGTGAAATAAAAAGTTCTTGACAAATATTTTAATGGGCGTAAAAGAAAATCATGCCAATAAATGGTGCAAGTTCTATAAATAAATTTAAAAATAATCCGAGGCAATCAGCCTTCTGCCGTGAATATATTAAAGATTATAACGGCACGCAAGCTGCAATCCGTGCCGGATACTCAAAACATACCGCTGCCGTAACTGCAAGCACTCAACTAACTAGAGCTAATATTCAGCAAGAATTACAGTCACTTGAGAGCAGAATTGAAAATAAAGTCTTCATTTCCAAAGAAAAAATCCTCAGGGAACTCGCCATGATAGGCTTTTCTAACATCGCCGATCATGTTGATGTTGATGATAGCGGATGTACGCAAGCTGTTAGTGTTGTCAATCTGCCGATTGGTGCAAGCCGCGCGGTAAAAAAACTCAAAGAACGGCGTGTAATCAAGTCAACCAGCTCCGGGGATGAGGTTTTGGAGAGCACACTGGAGTATGAGTTGCACGATAAGCAATCAGCGCTTGTCAGCATGGGCAAGGAGTTGGGTATGTTCCGTGAGCGTGTGGATGTAAGCGTAACAGGTGTAACAGGCGATAAGCTCAATGCAGCGCGCGAGAGGGTCAAATCATGCCAGCCCCATCAAAAATTAATTACGAGCAAGAGTTAATCAACGATATTGCTTCATTCCATGATGATCCTTATGGGTTTGTGATTTACGCATTTCCCTGGTGTTCCGGGCCGTTGAAGGACCATACCGGGCCGGACACTTGGCAAACCGGCATATTACAGGATATTGGCAATGGATTGCTCAATGCGTCGCAGGCAATACAGATTGCGGTTTCGTCAGGGCACGACATTGGCAAGAGTGCCCTGGTTGCATGGTTAATCCTCTGGGCAATGTCCACGATGGAAGACACGCGTGGCATAGTTACAGCCAATACAGAGAGTCAACTGCGGATAAAAACATGGCCGGAGCTGGCAAAGTGGCATAGATTAGCGATTAATAATCATTGGTTTACTGTTACCGCTACCTCAATTTTTTCCAACGACAAAAAACATGAGAAGACATGGCGCATTGATGCCATACCGTGGAGTGAGCACAACTCGGAGGCATTTGCCGGGTTGCACAATGAGGGCAAGCGGATAATCCTGCTATTTGATGAGGCTTCCGCGATTTCCGACATCATTTGGGAGGTTGCCGAGGGTGCCATGCTGGATAGCAAGACAGAGACGATTTGGGGTGTATTTGGCAATCCAACACGCAACAGCGGGCGTTTTAAAGAGTGCTTCGGCCGTTTCCGTCATCGCTGGACAACTCGTGTTATAGATTCAAGAGATTCAAAAATTGCAAACAAAGAAAGGATAGCTAATTGGATAGCAGATTACGGCATTGATTCTGATTTTGTCAAGGTGCGTGTTCGCGGGATGTTCCCGGCCATGTCGGTTATGCAGTTCATTTCGACTGATGATGTTGATAAGGCGTTGGGCAAGCACTTGCGCGGGGATCAATACGAGTTCGCGCCTAAAATTTTGACCTTGGACAATGCCTGGGAGGGCGATGATGAGGGTGTCATCGGACTACGGCAGGGATTGGCGTTTAAGATTATGAGCGTGTTTTCAAAAAACGATAATGATTTGCAAGTTGCGACCATGCTGGCCAATTTTGAGGATCACGAGCAAGCTGCCGCTGTGTTTATTGACGCGGGGTATGGGACTGGAGTTGTATCCGCCGGGAAGACGTGGAAGCGCAATTGGCGGCTGGTGTGGTTTTCCGAGAAGTCAAGCGATCCGGGCTGCATAAACAAACGGGCTGAGATGTGGAAATCAACTAGGGATTGGTTAAAGAGTGGTGGAGCTATTCCCGATGATAAGGTTTTGTATTCGGATTTGATTTCTGTTGAGACAGTGCCACGGGATGATGGGAAGACTCAGCTGGAGTCCAAGAAGGATATGAAGGCTCGTAAGCTTCCCTCGCCTGGGCGCGGTGATGCTTTGGCTTTGTCATTTGCTTACCCCGTAGTTGACAACAAAAGCAGATTGATGTTAAATAATAATAACATGAAGATTTGCAGTTATGATCCGAAGGATTATTTAAATGATTGAAATACGCAAGGGGATAGAACAGGACGTGGAGCGGATTATGGAGTTAGGGAATGCATATTATAACGAGTCGGCGTTCAGCTCGATGGAATTCAACGAGAGCAAATGCCGGGACTTATTTTTTCATTTGTTGCAGTATGGTTTTGCGGTTGTTGCTGATGATGGTGGTAAGCTGGTCGGGATGATGGGGGCGATATTAAACAAGCACTTCTTTACGGATACTTTAATGGCTCAGGATGTTCTGGTTTATGTTAGCCCGGAATATCGATGTCAGGGGCTATCAAGAAGATTAATAACGGTATATATTAATTGGGCGATAAGTCAGGGAGTGAAGAGGGATAACATATTTTTGGGTGTGGACTCCGGGATAAACAGGTCGATAACGGAAGAAGTTTATAACAATCTAGGGTTTAAAAGATTTGGCACATCAATGAGATTACAGGAGGTTTAGCATGGGGTTTTTAGGAGGTTCATCGGCGCCGGCGCCGCAGATAATACAGAAGCCGAAAGTTCCGGCAGAGAACGACCCGTCTATTCGGGCCGCCTTGGAGAAAGAGAGGCTTGAACGGTTGCGAAGAGCAGGCCGTGCTTCAACCATGTTGTCTGGTGATGACAATTCATCTTCTGGATTAAAAACAGAATTGGGGCAGTGAAGTGGACGAAAAGCGAAAAGAAGAGTTAAAAAAATTAATAATGGGAAGGCAGGCAAAGCTTGAGTCAAATCGTGCACCTATGGTTGACATTTGGAACAAAGTAGGTGATTTTGTCAATATTGGGTTGGGCCCGATAAGTAATCAGACCAATGACATAAAAACATTTCTTGGTG